CAAAGCTGCGGAAGGCGTTCTCGACTGCCGCCTTGATCGTGCTGCCGATTTTCTGCTCGACGAGGCTGCGGATAGCTTCCTCGCTGGTCTGGCGATGGACCTCGGCGAGGATGAATTCGGTGAGGTTCGCGGGCTCGGCCGCGACGCTTTCAGGCGTGCTCGTCATCGGTCTCGTCCTCGTCCTGGTCGTTGTCGGAGAAGGTCGGCTCGTCAGGCTCGGGGCGCGGCAGCAGCGCCGTGCGGAACGGCGAATGCTTTCGGTTCGCCTCGACGGCCGAGGCCGCGTCGGTCGGCGTGATCGAGAAGATCGAGCCGCCGCCGTAGTAGTGGCTGGCGAAGCCGGTGATCTCGCGGGTCTCGTATTCGACCTTCGGAACGTCGATGCGCAGCATCTTGGTACCGAAGCGTTCCTCCTCGCGGATCCGGCCGACATGGCGGCGATGCCCGAAGATCTCGACGATGCTCCAGTCCCAGCCCTCGTCGGGCGCGGGGTCTGCCGTGGTCTGCTCGCTCATGCGGCGATGTCCTTGAAGGGAGGGATGACACCGACGGCGCGCTGGCCGGCCTCGGTGATGGCGAAGAGGTCGCAGGGCTGGCCGGGGCCGGCGCGACGGGCGAGCCAGGCCAGGCCGCGGGCGACCAGGAGCACGAAGGTCTCGTGATCAGGGCTCCCCGGTTCGGCCGCGAAGAAATTGCGGTAGGGCCGGCGGGCCCGGTTGAGGCCGAGCGCGTGCTCGACGCAGTCGCGCTCGGCGCGGGAGAGTTCGAGGGCGGCCATGGTCACGCCCTCCCCCGCGGCCGCCGGGCGCGCTCGGCCTCGGCGCGACGCTGCGAGGCGCGCCGGCTGGCTTCGACCTGCCAGCGATTGACGGCATCGAGCAGCGTGGACCGCATGATCAGGCGCTGGCGGTCCGGCGCCTTGAAGAAGGGCAGCTTGTCCTCGTCGGCCATGCGCCGGACCTGGCGCTCGCTATAGGGCGCGCCATCGGCACGGACGATGCCGAGCTGCGCCAGTTCCTCGCTGACCGCCGCGAAATCGAGCGCCCGATCGGCCTTCGGCGCCTCGGCCGCGGCGGCGCTCACGGCGTCTCCCCGACCGTCTGGAGGTAGAGGTCCATGATGGCCTCCTCTTCCTTGCGCTCGTCGAGGTCGCGCTTGCGCAGCGCGATCACCTTGCGCAGGACCTTGACGTCGTAGCCGTTCGCCTTCGCCTCCGAATAGACTTCGGCGATGTCGTCGGAGATCGTCTTCTTCTCTTCCTCGAGCCGCTCGATGCGCTGCACGATGCTGAGCAGCTGATCGCCTGCAACCGGATCGTCCATTCAGCAGGTTCCTTTCGGGTGTGCCGACGCGGGCACGATTGCGCGCGCCAGCTCGGTGAGTTCGGACAGAGTCTTGAGGAGTTCGGCCGGCGCGGGGTCGCCCGGCGCCGGCAGGATCAGCGAGGCCTCACAGAGATCGGCGACGCCACGGGCGAGATCCGGCGAGCCGTTGCTGAACTGGTAGGACCGCAGCGCGTGCACGGCGGCATCGAGAGCCGAGCGTAGGGTCCAGTATCGGCCAGACGTGAGCAGCGCGATCGCGACGCTTTGCGAGGAGCCGTTCGCGTGGGCGTAACGCTGCAGCGCGCCCTGGAACAGCGGATCAGCGGCGAGCTGCGAGAGCAGCTGGAACTCGGCCCGGGCCTTGTCTTCCGGAGTCAAGCGCCCCTCCCTTCCTGTTCCTGGATGAGGTTGAAGAGCGCCTCGAAGCGCGACGGATGCAGCTCGAGCAAAAAGGCGAACGGTCGGCCCTCGAACCGGGCGACGCCGACGGCATCCTCCGGGTCGAGGACGCCGGCGCTGACGAGCAGGCTTCCGCCGAGATCACCCATGATCTGCAGGCGACGCCGGAAGGCGGTGAAATCGTCGCGCGGCCGGCCGGGATCCGCCTGCAGCATCAGCTCCGCGCGGCGCTGGCGATCCAGCTCCATCGCCTGCCAGAGGCCGCGGCTTGCCTCGGCCACTTCCTCGGGCTCGAGCTTTACCCGCCGCTCCGCTGCGACAGATAGCTTTGAGACCAAACCGCAGATCTCGCGATCGAGCGCCGACAGCGGAACGGCGATGTCGGCGTCAGCCATGGGCCCTGCCCTCCGCTTTGGCGAGGGCAGCGTTCACGCGATCGAGGAAGCCACGGAGGATATCGCACTCGCCGCCGAGCTCGGCCTCGCGGCGCTGCAACTCCGCCTCGAGCGTCGGGACGACGTCCCGCAAGGCGATGTAGAGGCCCTCGAAGCTGTTGCAGGCGCGACGAATGAAGGCGCCGTTCTGTAGCGCAGCCTGCTCGCTGCGGCCGATCTTATGAATGCCGGCTACCGTGGTGCGGCTGTCGTCGCCGAGAAGGCGGATCAGATTGCCCGTCGTCAGACGATAGGGAGGCCTGGTGAAGGGGATCGGGAGCGACATCGTCACACCCGGGCGCCGATCGCCGCCCAGACGACGATCATCGAGACGAAGGTCGAGAGGCAGATGAGCTCAAACAGGGTGGAAGCGGCCGTGCGCAGGCCGGAGCGGATCGAAGCAGGCAACATGAGATTCAGCCCCGTTCAGGATCGACTGAACAATAACTACAAATTGTCGCTATCTGCTGTCAACTGCAAAACGTAGTTGTTGTGCCGTTACGATAGGCAGCCTCCGGACCCTCCGGCCTCAGGAAGCTGCCCATGACGAATCGAATCTCCCTGCTGGCCCTACTCGCAATGCTCAGCGCATCCACCGCTGCATCAGGTCAGTTGAGGGTCACCGAGGCCGATATTCTGCGTGCCCCGAAGAGCTATGTCGGCCAGAAACTCCGGATCGTAGACATCTACTGCGTAGATCCGGGTAAGGGTGGGTTCCTCTGCCTAAAGGAGGCCCAGGGGCAGATCCTGATGGTAGACGGACTCGTCATGGGCCCCAGCACATCTTCCACCATGGCCGAGCTGCTATCTGGCGGCTGTAAGGGCACTGCCAACCTCGGCAATGCTCGCTGCCTCATGGATGCGGAGTTCGAGCTCACCGCCGCCGCCCGCGAAATGGTCGATGGGCCATCCGGATCGATCCAGCGCGTCACTCTCGTAACGGGGACGCTCGAGTTCAGGCAGAAAGGCAAGCGCTGATCGTCTAACTGCAGCGAACTGGCGGCTCGCTTATGCGAACTTTGCCCAGGCAAGCCGACCGGCGGCAACTACCTCGACCTCATCCCTATCCTCAGCGTTGAGGCTAACCAGATTGTAGAGCCCTTCGGGACCACGCTTGAGCGTCTTGATAAGTCGCTCTCCGGTGGCGAGCTTTACGAGCGCCAGCCTCCCGACCAGATTACCCGGCGAGGTGTAGCGCCTCTCGATCGCGAGAATGTCGCGATCATGGAAAAGCGGCAACATACTCTCGCCCTCCACCTCCCATAGCTCGCAAGTCTCAGCGATCTCGCGGGGGATGCCGTCGATCGGCCAGCCACCCGCCTCGCCTTTCTCCTCGATGACCAAAGCTCCGGCACCAATCCGTCCCTGGACGATTGCGGTAACCTCGCCCTCCGCATCGGGTTTGCGTCGCGGCTCTCCGACTCCGGTCATCAGCCAAGCGAGATCGACGCGAAACGCGCGCGCATACTTGCGCGCATCGTCCTCCGAAAGGCCCTTTTTCAGACGAGAACCGTCCTCATGCGTTTGATAGGTCGCGATCGGCCAGCCGCGCTGCAGCGCAACGCCGCGAGCGGAGGGATAGCCCGCTGACAGTCGGGCCCAGCGCAGCCGGGCGGACTGCGTCGACCAATCCGGCTTGCTCACCATGGGAGCACTCTTACGCCCGCAGTAACTACAATTGGTCGTTGACACTCATAACTGCAAATTGTAGTTGTCGATTCAGCCGACATGTGACGGGGACTCGATGACACCGACGCCTGGATCGTTTCGCGAGCTGATTGCCGCCCTCGGCGGGCCGGCAAAGGCCGCTCTGAAAACGCCATTCGAGCGGACGCATCTTCAATCGATGTCAGAGCGCGACTCCGTCGCGCCGGAGCATTGGCCGGCACTCGAAACAGCGGCTTCCGACGCCGGGATCTGTGTCGACGCCAGCGATTTCGCGCGCTGGCGGGCCAACAAGGCCAGGGCACGGCGCGAAGAGAGAAGCGCGGCCTGAGGGCGCGCGCCGGCGGCGCCTGGTGGCGAGCCGGTCTTTGGACTGACGAGGGCTGAGCGATGACGGACATGATGTTGGGTCTCCAGGACCGCGAAAGGGCCGATGCGCCCTTGTGGAGCGGCTGGCGCGGACGCGAGGCTCCGGCCTCGGGACGCGACGACACCGCTTCAGGACCGCAGTCCAAAGCCCGCGTCGCGGTCGCTCCCGACTGGGTCGGCCGGCTTGCCGACTACCTGCGCAAGATTCATCCGCTGAAGACGGCGGATGCGGTCTCGGCACGCTGCCGCGGCCAGATAACCACCGAACAGGTCCGCAAATGGCTGAACCGCGGCGCCAAGCCCGGCGGCGAGGCGCTGCTCTGGCTGGCCACTGCGTACGGTCCGTCCCTGCTCGTCGCCTGCTTCGGGCCCTGCCCGATCTCGGCGACGCCGGAATGGCTCGCGATCGCCATGAAGGCCGAGCGCGTCGACGAGCTGGGGCAGCGCCTGCAGGCCATGCGTGCCGAGCTCGACGAGGCCCTGTCGCGGCGCGATGGGCGATGAGGCTTCTCCTCGCCGAATTCTGGCTCGCCTTCGCGAGTTGGCGAGCCTTCCGCTGGCTGACGATCTGGAGCCGCCGGCAGGCGGCGGCCGAAGCCGCGCAAAAGAACCACCTGACCTGGCTGCGCCGGATCACCGGTGACGAGCCCAGCAAGCACGAGGGCTGACATGGCGGCGCAGATGAGCTGGACTGATGAAGAGGACGATTTCCTGCGAAGGGCTCTCGCCCAAGGCGCGACCTACAGCCAGGCCGCAGCCGAGCTCGAGGCCGTTTTCGGCAATGGCCGCACCGCCAATTCGCTTATCGGCCGCGCGGCGCGCAAGGGTTTCGCGTTCAGCAAGCGAGAGAAGCCCAGCGAGCCGAAGCCGGAAAAGCAGGCGAAAGCGGTGAAGCCTGTCGCCAAGGCGCCCGCGCCCAAGCCCGCGGCGCGGGCCGTTCCCGCGCTGAAGCCGCCGGCCAAGCAGAAGCACAACGCCAACAACATCCGCGTGAAGGCGACCCGGCACCTCGACGAGCGTTTCGACGAGGTGCGAGCGCAGCGCCTCGCCGAGGTTGCCGCCTTCGAAGCCAAGGTGGACCAGAGCGGCGGTATCAACCCGGGCGTTCTGTTCCTCGAGCGCGAAATCGACGAATGCGCGGCGCCGATGCCCGGCTGGGATAGCGCGCCCGTCCAAGCGAAGAGGGTTTGCGGCGCCCCCGTCGAATGGCGGCCGGTCAATATCGGCGGGATCACCGTCGAACAGCCGACCTCCTGGTGCACGAACTGCCGGAAGCGCTTCACTGTGCCGTCGACGGACCGCCGCGCGGATTTCGGCAAGCTCGCTTCACTCGACCGCTCGGTCCGGAGAGCGGCATGACCGCTCCCCTCAGCCATCGCGGCGGCGACGGCGCCATGCTGGCGCGTCTCATCGGCCTCGGCCGGCGCTGCGGCATCGCACCTGAGGCGGTGCTGCTGCATGTCCTGGACGGCGCGCCTCTGCCGGAGGCGCCGACCGCTGCCAAGCTGAAGGCTGGCGAAACCAGGATCTACACCACCAGCGGCCAGCTGCTGCGACAGACGCCCCCTCAGCCTGAATCGCTGGATCTCATCCGCTTCGCCCGGTTCGGCAATCTCGGCGAGTCCGCGCGGGGGTCTTCATCCGTCCCGGAGCCGGCCGCGCCCACCGTGCCGCCCTCCCAAGGCGCGACGACCGCCATCGCCAGCCCGGACGAGCAGGAGCGCGTCAACCTGCTCAACGACCAGATCGCCGAAACCGCCGCGATCGTCGCTGAGCGGCTCGCATCTCCGGGGGGCTCCGATGGGGCGGGCGGGATCGAGACGGCTCCTGCCGCCGACCCCCTCGCGCCCGACGAGGCCGACTCCCTCGCCGCTGCGGCCGAACCGCTTTTCCGGGCTGGCACCAAGGCCGACCAGGCGCTCACGCTTTGGGCGACCGGCGATCTCGACTTTGCCGCCATCGCAGCGGAGATCGGCTCGACGCCCGCCACGGTCTACGAGCGCATCCGCCAGGGCAAGAAGCACGGCGATCCGCGCTGGCAGCAGGGCTTTGCCCGCCGCAACCAGGTCCCGAATCCCCAGCCGGACGCTGAACCGGCCAATGCAGGAGGCGATCATGAAGTAGCTCAGCAGCAGGAACAGGACGCGACTGTAGGCGCGGCCGGCGAGCCCTCGGAGGGCGTCGAACCGGTTGCGCCGGAGAATTCGGCCGAGACGGCCAACGAAGCGCCCATGGCGGTAGACGGGGATGGTGTGGCGGTCGCGACGGCGCCTCCGAGCCAGTCCATCAGCATTCCGCCCACCGGCGAGCACGGGGAGGCCCGCCGGGGCCAAACCGCGCCGGATGTTTCGCCCGAAGGGGCACCCGAAGTCGCTGGCGAGATCCCGGGCACTCCTCCCGCCCCGGATCAAGCTGGTTCCCCCGCCCCGCCGCCGTTCGACCCGGAGGAAAAGGGGACAGTCCGCCGCGAAAGCGGCAGCGCCGTGCGGCCGGCGCGACCGGGGGCTGATCATGAGGCGCCGACGACGCAGCCGGAGCTGGCGGACGATGTCGTCTGCACGCTGAATGCCGGCGTCATCGTCGGGCCGCGGGGCAGCCTCAACGGCTTCCCGCTGATCAACGCCGTGCTGCAGGTCCTCGCTGCTGGCGAACTGCTCCCTTCCGGCGTTGTCGCAACCCGGGCCGGGGTGCGCTCCGGACCGGCCGTGCTCGCCTTGCTTCGGCAGTGGACCGACGACCTCGAGAAGATCGGCGTCGAGGTCATCCGGTTCGGGCCGGAGGATGTCCGGATCAAGCGAGGCAGGCATTGAGCCCGGCGCCTGAAACCCTCGGCACGCCGCGCCAGCGAATCGAGCGGATGCTCGCGCTCGCACTCACGACCTGCGGCCTCGAGCGCGAGCGGCTCGCCGCGATCGCGCCGGATCCGCAGGTTCTGCAGACGCGGCAGGTGGCAGCGTGGTTGATGGTCCGACGGGCCGGGCTCGCGACCGCCGACGCCGCAGCCGCCCTCGGTGTCAGCACCGAGTTCGTCAATCTCGCCGTATTCACGGCACGCCAGCGGATCGCCGCCGAAGGCCTGCGGCTCGACGGACCTCTGGAAGAGATCGCACCAGCGATCGCCCGGATCTTCTCGCCGCGCGACGATATCCCTGCGGCGGAGCCCGCTACCGGACCCGAGATCATGGCCGCGGTGCTCGGCGCCTTCCACGTCTCGCAGCAGCTGCTGACCGCGCCGGGCCGAAACCGCGACGGGGCCCGGGCGCGGCAGGCTTTCGCATGGCTCGCGGCCAATCTCGCCGCGGCCGAGGCGAAGCGGATCGGCAGCTGGGTCAATCGCGAACGCTCTTCCGTGTTCTCGGCCATCGCCAAGATCAACACCCTTCCCGGTTCCGCAGGCCTGCGCCGAGAGATCGTCGCATGCCTCGCCGCCGGAAAGCCGACCCCGGCGGCGCTCGCCGGCTTCGCCACGGCACTGGAGCGCATGACAGCGCCGTCCCCCAATCCCGACATGAGAGGCTGAAATCATGATCGACGCACTGGATGCCCAGGATGCTGCCGAGGACTTCTCGGCCGAAGGCCACTCCGATGCCGAGGCCGGCGCCGGCGCCCAGGTCAACAAGCTGACCGCACCGCTGGACCGCTTGCGCCCCGGCGGCGCCTTCAACGTCCGGACCGAGTACACGAAGGCCGAGATCGCGAGCCTTGCGGCGTCGATCCTGCACCAGCAGCAGCTCGCGCCGCTGATCGTCGCGCCCGACGGCAACACCTTCCTGGTCGGCGCCGGCAACCGGCGCCTGCGCGCCTTCCAGCTGCTGCAGAAGCAGGGCAAGATCAAGAAGACGCACCCGGTCTGGATCGAGCTCACCACCAAGGAACACCTGCGCGAGATCTCGCTGACCGAGAACGTGCAGCGCGTCGCGCTCCACCCGGTCGACGAGTTCGAGGCCTTCGAGCAGCTCGTCCAGGACGGTGCGACGATCTCGGCGATCGCCGATCGCTTCGGCCTGACCGAGCGCGAGGTCCGGCAGCGCCTGGCGCTCGGCAAGCTCGCGCCCGAGATCCGCGAGGCCTGGCGCAAGGGCAAGATCGGCCAGGCGCAGGCCGAGGTCTTCACGCTAGCAGAGGACCACGAGCTGCAGCGGCGCGCCTTCAAGGAGTCGGTGCAGCAGAACGGCTATTTCAACGAGCATCGCGCCAAGGAAGTGCTGCGCGGCGAGCGGCTGCGCGCCGAGTCGCGCGAGTTCCGTTTCGTCGGCCGGGAGGCCTATCTTTCCGCCGGCGGCCGTCTCACCGAGAACCTGTTCAAGGACGAGGCGCTCGTCGAGGATCCGAAGCTCGCCCTGCAGCTCGCCGACGAGAAGCTCGCCGCGGTGTGCCAGGCACTGGTCGCGGAGGCCGGATGGTCGTTTGCGAAGACGGATAGCACGCGGTCCGACTACGGCACGCTCGACCTGCTCCCGTTCGCGACGCCCGAGGAAAAGGCGCTCCTGACCGGCAAGAACAAGTTCGGTCACGAAGCCTGGCAGGCCAGGCACGCGCTGCATGCCCGCGTCGCCGAGATGCCGGAGGCTCGCTCGAAGTCAGGCGTGCTGGTGTCGATCTCCTATGACGGCGAGGTCGAGCTCGCGACGCTGCAGGTGATGCTTGTGGCGCAGGGAGAGGCCGAAGGCGATGCCGAGGACGAAGACGACGGGCTGAGCGCCAGTGACTTCGCCGGCGAGGAGGCCGAGACCGCGCCGGAGATCGAGCACGGCCTCAGCAAGGCGATGGAGGAGCGGCTTTCCGAGCAGCTCGGCCAGGCGGTGGCGCAATGCCTCGTCGGGGATGTCGATCTCGCACTCGCCGCGACCGTCGCGGCTCTGACCTCCGGCTACTGGGGCAACCCGTTCAAGATCCGGCTCGACGGCTCGCCGGCGCGCAAGCCCGCCCATACCGACGCCGCATTTCGCGAGCGGCTGGCCGCCTGCGTGCAGATGGACCGGCACACGCTCCTGACCGAGCTCGGCCGCGCGATCGGCGGCGCGCTCAACATCACCTCGACCAGCTGCGGCATCGACACGAAGCTCGCCGCCGGCCGGGACGAGCTGATCGGCGCTATGGACGCCGACGCCTTCCAGCAGACCGTGCTCGACGTCTTCAATCCGGAGGAGTTCTTCGCGCAGGCGCCGGGCAAGATCGCCAAGGCCGCAGCGCTCGAGGCGAAGGCCGAGACGATCAACGGCAAGAAAGACGAACTCGCCGCCGCCGCGGCGACGATCGCGCGCGAGACCGGCTGGCTGCCGGCGCCGCTGCGCACCGTGCACTACGACGCGCCCGCGGGAGGTGCAGCATGAAAACGGTCAGCATTCCCGTCGAGATCGACGGCGAGCAGCTCGAAGCTGCTGCCGAGGCCGCCTGGTCGACCTTCCACGATCTCCTGCGCCTGTCGAACCCCGGCATGCCGCTGAAGCAGCCGTGGAAGAAGGAGCACGAGAAGGTCAGGAGCCTCTACCGCGGCATGGTCCAGGCGGCTCACGCCGCAGTGGTCGCGGGGTTCGCACCAGAAGGAGACGCACAATGAGCGGCTCCTGCCACTGGGCAGCGCCAGGCGTGCGCTGCGTCTGCATCGACGACGACTGGGCCGAACTCTCGCGCGGCGGCTTTGCGATCCCTGTGCGCGTGCCGATGCAGGGCGAAGTTCTGACGGTGCGCGAGGCTAGGCCGCCGGCCCCGGATGCAACCTTCGGCGATCCAAAAGCGATCTATCTGGATTTCTGGGAGATCCCGATCCTGCAGAACGACGGCCCGCTGTCAGGGACGATCCGGTGGCTGGCTACGCAGTTTGAGCCGCTCGTCGAGCAGGAGACGGACATCTCGGTCTTCACCGAGATCCTCGACGCCGCACCGGTGCGGCAGACCGAGAAGGTCGGCGATGAGCGGTGAGTATGCGCCGGTGGATCCCGCCGCTCTGCAGGCGTCGATCGACGACATCGACGTCTTCCTGGATGGCGGCGTGCCTCTGGGCGAAGTCGTCAACCCGGTCGCCTTGGGTGAGTCCATCATGCTGGTCGTTCACGAGCTGAAGCGGCTTCGCGGCTCCCCGCCTTCCGCGCCTGCGGGGGTGAAGGTCAAGCCGCTGGAATACGCACGACCTTTCGGCAACGAGACGCTCACGCGAGCCGAGACCCTCATCGGCGATGCGATTGTCTGGACGCACCACGAGGCCAACGGCTCATGGTTCTGGAAGCTCGGCGATATCGCATCCGGCACGGAGTCGAATGAAGCCGAAGCCAAGAAGATGCTGTGGGCGACCTACGAGTCCCGCATCCGTTCGTCCCTCCAGCCCGACACGCAGGCGGCGGCAGCCTCTGCACCAGCGGGGGATATTCAGGAGTTGGCATCCGCGAGTGTCCGGCCAGAGCCTAGCAGCGTGGAGCTACTGCGGCGTTGCCTCGATGTCCTCGAAGGGCTTGCGAAGGACGTGGATGCTTGCGCCCATCTCAACGACGATTTCAGTCAAACCTCGATCTGCACTGAAATCCGCCGTCATCTCGCGAAGCCCCCCGCCGGGGGCGTTTTCCAGAGGCTTTACGACAGCGAGATCAACTTCTCGGTCTCGACGTTTTGGGATGGCGGCTTCGACGCCAAGCTCGGTGACGAACTGAACGGTTTCAATGCAGAGGCCAACGTTCGCACAATGCTGGAAGCAGAGGCGTGGCTAGAGAGGCAGGCTGCCGAGCTTTATCCGGCCAGCACGTTCGCGACCTCGCATAGTTCTGGCCAGAACCTCGCGGATGCCAACTCAATTGCCTCTGCACCAGCGCAGGCAGAAGCCTTGCCGGCTGGGGTGGCGCGAGACGAGGTGCGTCGAGCTGCGAGTGCATTGCTCAACAACCTCTGGATCGGCAACTACACCGGCTCGCGGTCCTTCGAAGAGAACTGGCGCGAGTTCGACCGGCGATACCCCGGCGTGAAGTGGCTTCACGAAGCCCTCTCCTCTGCACCAGCGCAGGAGGGGCGGTCGTGAAGCTGCGTCCGTTCTTCCCGTTCTACGGTTCGAAATGGAATATCGCCCGCCACTACCCAGCCCCCACGCCCGGCCTCGTCGTAGAGCCGTTCGCTGGCGGGGCTGGCTACGCGACATTCTACGGCTGCTCGAATGTCATGCTGTTTGACGCGGACCCCATCATTGCCGGCGTTTGGGCATATCTTATCCGGTCATCAGCATCCGAGATCATGGCGTTGCCGGAACTGCCGGAGGTCGGCGATAGCGTCGACAACTATGCGCTTCCTCAAGAGGCAAAGTGGTTGATCGGCTTCTGGCTTAACCGTGGCAGCGCCAGCCCGAAGAAGTCGCGCACGGCCTACTCGGCCAGAACCGACCGAGCTCAATTGAATTGGGGCCTCAAGGCGAAGGAGCGAATTGCCTCGCAGATCGACGCTATCCGGGGCTGGGAAGTGAGGCACGCTCCCTATCACGCCGCGCCCAATCTGGCTGCGACCTGGTTCGTCGATCCGCCGTATGGCGACAAAGGACGCTTCTATCGAGTGAAGTTCAATGACTTCCACGCCCTCGGGGACTGGTGCCGCCAACGAACCGGCCGGCTCATCGCCTGCGAAGGGCCGGGCGCGAAATGGCTGCCGTTCACCGAGTTGGGCTCGTTCAAATCCACGAAGGGGCGAGCGACCGAGGTCGTGTGCGTCATCGACAGGGAGGCAGCATGACCACGAACACCGACACGCAGGCGCATGGGGGCGGGGTGGAGGCGGTGCGGACTTCGACGGACGTGCTGATCGACGATTGCTGGGAGGGGCTTTGCGAGCGCGACGACCGCACATCGCCGGCTGAGTATCCCGACATGTGCCTCATCACTCACGCCGAACTAGCCGAATTCATGTCGCGCGCCGCCTCCCCGGCCGCACCAGCACCTGCGGCGGGGGTGGAGCTTCCCGAGGAAATGACGCCGGCCATCGCTGATGCTCTAAGCATCATGCTTTGGACGAGCGGTTCACTGGCACGAGCTTACCGGGCAGTTGGCTTCGACATTCCCTGCAAGGCCGAAGCAGAGCAGGCTTTCGTCCTGTTCCGCACCCTCCGCTTCGCGATCCAGCACGGTGACGACTGGCGAGCGGCTGCACAGGACGAACTGACTAAGCTTCGCGCCGCCATCCCCGCCCCCGATGCGAAGGGGGAGCGGTGACGATGGGCGATCTCAGCCAGTTCGACCAAAGCGTCCTGAAGGCTATCGACCGCGGCAACAGCCCGGCGACTTACGTCATCCGCAACATGATGTCGTGGAAGAGCGATCACTGGGGCTGCGGCTTCTGGCCTGACCTCGCAACGTCCAAGGTTTTGCGCGCCTGCCGCCGCCTTCAGAAGCGCGGCCTGATCGAGGAAGCGCCGACGAGCTACGCGGTCATGAAATGCTGGCGATCGGTCGGAGGCGCCCATGCCGGCTGACACCGCGCGCCGTCTCGTCCACCTGATCGAAGGACTGCGGCTGCCGCTCTCGCGGGAGAAGGTGCTGCAGCGCGAGGTCGCGCCCTATCTCGACGGGTTCGGGACGAGCGTCCGGCGCGAGCACAACCTCGGCGACGGCGATATCATCGACTTCCTGGTCGACGGCGTCGGGCTCGAGTTCAAGATCAAGGGGCAGCGCCGGGCGATCTTCCGGCAGTGCGAGCGCTATTGCCGCCACGATGCCGTGCAGGCGCTGGTGCTGGCGACCAATGCGGCCATGGGGCTGCCCGCGACGATCGCCGGCAAGCCCGTGTTCGTCGCCAGCCTCGGGCGGGGGTGGTTATGAACGTCATTGCCCTGCCCTCCGCCTCGGCCGACCATTGCTATGGGGCGCTGCGCCACGAAAGCGGCCGCTGGGTGATGACCGGCGCACCGCCGCATGTCGCGCTGAAGCTAAAGGCCATGTTCCCCTTCATCCGAAAGGACCAGGTCGAGACCTTCGCTTTCCGCGACACGCCCGAGATCTGCTCGGACCTTGAATGGTTCACCCATCGCTATCCGATGCAGATGACGCCGGAGGATCGCGCGCGGCTCATCGGCGGCAAGCGCGAATTCCTGCGCCGGCGCGACGCGGTCGAAGCCATCCTCCTGCCCGACTGGACGCCGCCGCCAGGGCACGGCCTGCGCGAAGGCATCTCGCTTTATCACGGCCAGGCGCAGGCGGTGGAGATGCTGCTGAGCACCGGCCGGCTGCTCTGCATGGACGATGTCGGCCTCGGCAAGACGCTGGTCGCGCTCGGAGCCCTCGCCTCCTCGCCTCAGCATCTGCCGGCCGCGATCGTCGTGCAGGCCCACCTGCCCTCGCAATGGGTGAAGGAGTTCATTGCGCCGTTCACGCATCTGCGCGCGCACATCATCGACAGCCGCACGCCCTATGACCTGCCGCCGGCGGATCTCTACATCTTCCGCTATTCGAACATCTCCGGCTGGGCCGATATCGCCGCGACCGGCCTGTTCAAGGCGGTCGTGTTCGACGAGATCCAGGAGCTGCGACACGGCACCGGCACCGCCAAGGGCGGCGCGGCCAAGGTGTTCAGCGACCATGCGACGCTGAAGCTCGGCCTCTCCGCCACGCCGATCTTCAATTACGGCTCCGAGATCTTCGCGATCCTCGAATTCATCGCGCCCGGGATGCTGGGGGATTGGCTCGACTTCGTCCGCGAGTGGTGCGCCGGCTCGAATGGCAAATGGGTGGTCCGGGACCCCGACGCGCTCGGCTCCTATCTGCGCGAGCTCCAGCTCGTCGTCCGGCGCACGCGCCAGGGCCGGAGGATCAACAGCCTCGTCATCGATGTCGAGAGCGACGCTGAGGTCGAGCAGGAGCACGAGGCGCTCGCCCGCTCGCTCGCCATGCGCGTCGTCAGCGGCTCCTTCGTCGATCGCGGCCAGGCGGCGCGCGAGCTCGACGCCTTCGCCAGGATGGTGACCGGCGTCGCCAAGGCCAAGAGCGTCGCCGCCTATGTCCGGATCCTGCTCGAGGCGGGCCAGCCCGTGATCCTCGCCGGCTGGCACCGCGACGTCTATGAGATCTGGCTGCGCGAGCTCGCGGCCTTCAAGCCCGTCCTCTACACGGGCTCCGAGTCGGCCGCGCAGAAGGACAAGGCCAAAGCCGCCTTCATCGCCGGCGAGACCGACCTCTTCATCATCTCCCTGCGCTCGGGCTCCGGCCTCGACGGGCTGCAGCACCGTTGCGCCACGGTCTGCATCGGCGAACTCGACTGGACGGCTGCCTCCTACGAGCAGCTCGTCGGCCGGGTCGATCGACCCGGGCAGACCGCGAGCGAAATCGACGCGCTCTATTTCGTCAGCGGCAGCGGCTCCGACCCCATCGTGATGGAGGTCAACGGCCTGAAGAAAGCCCAGGCCCGCGGCATCGTCGACCCGCTCGCCGGTGTCGCCGAGACCTATTCGAACGAGTCGCGGATCAAGCTGCTGGCGCAGCGCTATCTCGAAAAGCAGGAGGCCCAGCCCTGACCATGCCGCCCGCCGCTGGACCGATCACCATGGCCGAACTGGAGCTGCGTCTCGAGCGCGCCGCCCAGGCCGAGACCTTCGGCCTCAACGAGCTTGAGTTGCTCGCAGCGCGCCCGAACGCCGAACCGGTCTTCGGGGAGGCGCTCTTCGAGGTGAGGCGGCAGGCCATGGCGCTGGCGATGGCGGCACGCGTCGCCAGGGCCTTGCGCGCGCGGCCGGAGCTCGCGCTCGGGCTCGGCATCCCGACGGAGACCGCCGTATCGTGACCGTCGCCACAGCCAACCATTTCCTCGTCAGCTGCAGGCCGTGCGGCTGCGTCTGGTCGCTGACGACTCTGCCCGTTCCCATCGACTTCATGGTGAAGTTGACGAGGCGGTCGCAGTGCCCGCGCTGCGATTCCGGCAGTCGGCAGCATGTGCTCGCCAACGCGGCCGAGGCGACCACCTGGGCCCAGGAGCAGCAAGCAAATGCCGCTGCGGGCAGCTCATGATCCGGACCGGCCTCTTCCGCTTCGTCCCGCATCCGCAGATCGACGCCTATCATCGGCGCGGCTGGATGATCGTCGCCGAGCTCGGCCCAACGCATGGCTCATGGTCGGTGCTCATGTGGCGCTGCGATTGCGACAACCCGGCCGACCGCGATTCAGGCGACCCGCCTGTTGGTCAGGCTCGCCTTCGCGGCCGCCGCGAGAAAGCCAGAGCGGGACAGCCCGCGCGCGGCGGCGCCCTGGTCGATCTGGCGCAGCAGGGCTTCGTCGAGCGTGATGTTGATGCGCACGGCCTTCTCAGGCACCGGGATCGGCATGGCGTAGGCGGCGGCGCCGGCGACGTCCTCGGCCATGGCCGGATCAGTCATGATATCGCCGGGAGAGCGCAGGAACGGCATGGGCTCGCCATCCTCCACCATGCCCTCGATATGCAGGCGCAGGGCCTGCTCGCCGCGCACGGCGACATCGTCGAAGCTACCGCCGGTGCTGATGCAGCCGGGGAAGTCCGGGAAGGAGATACCGAAGTTCTCCCCCTCCTGATGGATCAAGGCAGTCACGAACTTCATTTCAGCCTCCTTGGTGCCGGGGCAGGGTCACCACCCCCACCCTGCCTGCTTGTAGATCGACCGCAGCGTCCCCGTCGGTATCTCGCGCGATCCGGTGTCGATCGTCACGCGGCCGGGGCGCGTCGGGTGCTTGTACTGGACGTGGTCGCCGGGGCCCTTGCGAACGATCGCCCAGCCCTCGGCCCGAAGCCTCGCTTCGATGTCCCGGCGCTGGTTGCTGTGTTCGTTTCGTCCCATCGGCCTCGCCCCTGCTGTCTGAGTATTTATACTCACCGACCGCAGGCGCGTCAAGTGTCGATGTGTATAATTACACACTCAATCGATCATTGCGCCCCCAGACCGGCGAGGTCGATTTGACTGCGTCGTTCGAACTCACCGAGCCGAAGGCGCCGCGCGCCCGCATCCGCCGCGGCGGCTGGTCCTGGGGACCGGTCGAGGGCGCGAAGCTGCGCGTGCTCTCGCTTGGCGCCGGCGTGCAGTCAACGACCCTTCTCCTGATGGTCGCGCATGGCGAGTTGCCGCCACCCGATCTCGTCGTCTTCGCGGACACCGGCGCCGAGCCGCCCAAGGTGTACGAGCATGTTCGGTGGCTTTCGCTGCCGCAAGTACAGAGCTTGCCCATCGTCGCCGTGTCAGCCGGCAGCATCATCGAGGATCTCCGGCGCCAGGCCGGAGGATCGCCGGCCGGTCCCGGCGGTCGTTCGCCGGCCGCGCCATTCTTTACGACTGGGCGCAGGGGTGCAGCCGCGCCGCTGTCCCGGCAGTGCACCGGCCACTACAAGATCGAGCCGATTAACCGCGAGATTCGCCGGCGGCTCGGCTTCCGACCGCGCCAGCGGATCCCGGCGGCGTCGGCCGAGGTCTGGATCGGCATAAGCACCGACGAGGTCGTTCGCGCGGGCGCTGCGATGGAGCCCTGGCTCGTCAACCGCTATCCGCTGCTCGAAGCAAGGATGTCCCGCGTCGATTGTGAGCGCTGGCTCACCGACCGCGGTTACCCGATCCCCCCTAAGAGCGCCTGCGTGTTCTGTCCCTACCGCACCGATGCTGAATGGCGCCGGCTTCGCGATCAGGACCCGGAAGGCTGGGCTATAGCCGTCGAGATAGACGCACTGGTGCGTGGCGGGATCAAGCGTAACGACACAGGTACGTCGACCGGCCGCCTCTTCGCGCATCGATCCCTGAAGCCTCTCGACCAGGTCGACCTCTCAACCCCCGAAGAGCGCGGCCAGGGCATGCTCATGGTCTGCGAAGCGGGGTGCGGGCTGTGATCGTCCGCCGGCGCCGCACCAAGAACTTCACGATCCTCGAGAACGAGGTCTTCGACGACGAGCGCCTGTCGCTCGAGGCGATGGCGCTGCTCGCCTGGTTGCGGTCGCGGCCGAACGACTGGTCTCTCTCGGTCGAGCAGCTGCGCACCCGCTTCAAGGTCGGCATCAACAAGATGCACAACCTGGTGCGCGAACTCGTCGAGCTCGGCTGGGTAACGCGCGAACGCAAGCGCGACCCCGTCACCAAGAGCTTCATTGGCATGGAATATGTGGTGCTGGACGAGGCGGCAGAGCCAACATCTGGTGCCGACGAGCCCGAGCCATCTCATGAAAATCATGACGTGGCTCAGCCGACGTTCCCGCTTTGTGCCGAGCCACGTCATGATTTGCCAGACGTGGCAAATCATGACGAAGTAATAAGAACTGAATCTAACCCAGAACTAAAACACACCCCCTTACCCCCGCAGCAGCAGCGGGCCGAAGAGGGTGTGGCCGGATCGATTCTCGACCAGGTGAAGATCAGAACGGCCGAACCCGAGCCGCCGCCGGCGCGCTGGATCGACCTTGCCGGGATCTGGCCCTGGGAGGACGGCGAGTCCCGCATCCAGGCCGAGGGCCGGTTCGAGGCGCTCGACCGGGCAAGCCGGCGGCATGTGCTGGTCGCGGCGCCGGCCTATCTCCGGGCCATGACGCTCGGGCCGCGGACGAAACGCTGCCACCTGAAGACTTTCATCGCGGACCGGCTCTACCTCGATTATCCGGCCGAGGGCGAGGCGCCCAGACCGCTACCGAAACAGGTCTTCGTCGTCGTCGGCACGCAGGAGTTCGCGGCATGGGACCGGGCCTACAGGGCCGCCGGCCGGCCGGGCATGCCGAGCGCAGCCCGACACGAGAACCGGCAGGGCTGGTGGCGGCCGGCGCTGTATCCGCCGCCCGATTGGAGCTATGAGCGGGAGATGGCCGAGCGCCGAGCCCGCGACGGGCCGGAGCGCGCGGCCTGACGAAGTAGACCCCGGGGCTGAACCATGGGGACCTTGATGCGGTGGCAGAGACGACGAAACGAGCGGGGCGCAAGCGCAAGGACCCCTTGAAAGTCCGGCGCGACAAGGCTGGTCGCATCCTGGAGACTGCCGCCCGCACAGGCGGCGAACAGAAGCGCCAAGCTCAGGCCCAGCGCTTCCGCCAGCTCGGCGCCGAGGGCGTACTCGATCCGAGGCTCGGCTCGACCCTCGGACTGATGTTCGTGCTTGGCGTGCCGGTGAAGATCGGCCCGCAGGAATATGACGCGGCAAGCTGGCTGGCCGATCGGCTCAAGGCCTATGACGAGCTGGTGCTGGCTCTGCGCCGCTCGCCACCCTCGAACGCCATGGAGCGCGGAACCGGCGGCACGCGCCTCAACCCGCTTGAGCTCGAAGCGAGCATGCGCAAGGGGCGGCTCGAGCCTGACGAGATCAAGCTCCACGGCGCGGCGCTCGCCATGGCCGAGCAGGTCGCGCATCTGCGCAAGGAGATCGACGATGCAAAGGCGGCGATGGGCGGCGGCACGCTCGCTCGTGTCCGCTGGGAGGCGCTGACCGCCGCCTGCCGCAGCGAAGGACTGCCGACGCCGCACATGCTTCGCCATTTCGTCGAAGCGGCCGTTGAGCTCGCCTGGGCTGGCGGCTTCTACGAGAAGAAGCGGCGCAGGGCCAAGAACCCGCGTGTCGCCTGGGGCCATGACGTAAACGCCGTCGAGATCATCCGCGTGGTGCATGGGGGTGGCGATGGCGAGAAAGCCTGAGCGCTCCAAGGTCGTGCTGCCGGAGCTCGAGCGCAGCACCCGCAATGTCCGCGACCTAAAGCCTTACGCGATGAACGCGCGCACGCACACGGCCGAGCAGGTCGAGCGCATCGCGGCGTCGATGGTCCGCTTCGGCTGGACCAATGCCGTGCTGATCAAGGGCGAGGACGACACCATCCTCGCCGGCCACGGCCGTGTGCTCGCCGGCGACCTGCTCGGCATCGAGGAGGCGCCCGTCGTGATCGCGCGCGGCTGGTCGGAGGAGATGATCCGCGCCTATGTCCTCGCCGACAACAAACTGGCGCTCGATGCCGGCTGGGACGACGAACTCCTGAAGGCCGAGCTCGCCGCGCTCGAGGCGGCCGAGTTCGATATGGCGCTAACCGGCTTCAGCGAGGGCGAGCTCGAGGAAATCCTGCGCGCGGAGCAGGAAGCTGACGAGGGCCAGGACGAGGAGGAAGACGAGCCCGAGCAGACTTGCGCCCAGTGCGGGCGCGTGGTCGTCCCCGACAAGGACCTCACCCGCAAGGCCAAGCAACGGCGCCAGCGTAGGGGCGAGGCCGCGCGAGGCGGCCGTGCAGGCGATTCGCATGGGGATGGTGATGAGCGGTAACAGCGCGAAACGCCCGGACCGGGCGGGGTCGGTATTGGCGCGGGCGGGGCTGGTAGGCGGCGCTGACGTTGTTCTGTCGATAGTTACGATAGAGGCGATAACCCACTGCTTGCGCTTGCCAATTCGACATCGCATGGGCGATGAGAAATGCAGCGTGAAGTTCTGTGCGCCTCGCTTCGCCCGCCGCGCTCAGCCTTCCTCTCGACGAGCAGCGTGGATTCAGCCCCGGCGCTGCTCGCTTCGTTTCCCGGAGAACCAGCCGATGCATACGGTCCGTCTGCCCAGATGTGGCAGGGGCGCCGCGGGCATCGGCTGGCCTGCGTTCAAGGCCTCGCGAGGGGCCGCGGGTCCTTCCCGAGGGGGTGGGGGCTACGGAGCGCGCAGCACCCCGCGGTATCACTCAAGTTATCGCGGCATAGGGGGTTCCGCCGCCAAAATCGGGGGCCGGTGATGCGATGGCGTCGCCGCCGAAACCCCCGGGTGTCGACGAGCTGACCCTCGCGAAGCTGCTGGATTGCTCGGATCGCAACGTCCGCGATCTCGCCAAACGCGGCCTCGTCATCAAGATCGCACCAGGCAGGTACGATCTGAGCAAGTCGGTGCAGACCTACGTCAAGCACTTGCGCGGCCAGGCCGCCGGCCACCGGTCCGGCGAGGACGACCTGGTCGCCGAGCGCGCCCGCCTCACCAGGGCCCAGGCCGAACGGGTCGAGCGCGACAATGCGATCGCACGGGGCGAGGCGATCGAGGTCGAGGCGATCGCCCCCGCGCTCGAGCGTATCGTCCGGTCGGTGCAGCTCTCGTTGCTGGCGGCGCCGGCGAAAGCCGCCAGCCGCCTGCCGCATCTGACCCGGGCGGATATCGGCGTTATCGACGCGATCCTCCGCGATGCGTTGGCCGACGCGTCGGTCGAGAAGCTGCAGGAGGCGGCCGACACCGCCCGCAAGGCTCGAAAAGCGAGGAAGTGACGAAACACGTTTCGGCCGAGGACCTGCTCGTCGAGCGGGTGCTCTCGCTGTTCGCCCCACCGCCGCGCCTGTCCCTGGCGGACTGGGCGGCGGACAACTTCAGACTGGCGGAACGGGCCTCGGCCGAGCCTGGCCGTTTCACGCCGTGGCCCTATCAGCGCTTCATCCTCGACGCGATCGGGGATCCCGCGATCGAGCGGGTAACGGTGCTGAAGGCTGCCCGCGTCGGCTTCACCAAGTGCCTGATGGCGGCGATCGGCGCCTCGGCTGCGACGCAGCCGGCCTCGATCATCCTGCTGGTGCCGACCGACGACGACGCCCGCGGCTTCGCGGTCGACGAGGTCGAGCCGGCCTTTCAGGAATCGCCGGCGCTGGCCGGCCTGTTGCGGACGGGCCGGAACGACGGCCGCAACACCATGGTGATGAAGGCCTTTGCCGGCGGCGGATCGCTCAAGATCCTGGCCGCGCGAAGCCCGCGCAACCTGCGCCGTCACGACGCGAAGCGCCTCTTCATCGACGAGGCCGACGCGATGGAGGTGACGGTCGAGGGCGACGCCATCGCTCTCGCCATCAAGCGAACCTTCGGCCATGCCGATCGCAAGATCGTCATGGGATCGACCCCGACGCTCGAGAACATCTCGAACGTCGAGAAGAGCTGGAAGCTCTCGAACCAGACGGTGTTCGAGTGCCCCTGCCCCCAGTGCGGCGAATTCTTCGAGCTGCAGTGGGAACAGCTGAAATGGGACGCCGGCAAGCCCGAAACCGTCCATCTGGTCTGCCCCTGCTCAGGCTGCATCATCCAGCACGAGCAGAAGGCCGGGATGATCAAAGGCATGCGGGCCCGCCCGCTGAGGCCCGAGATCAAGGACCATGTCGGTTTCCGGCTTTCGGCGCTGATCTCGCTCTTCGCCAACGCCGCCTGGCACAAGCTGGTCGCCGAGTTCGAGACGGCGAAGGCCGCCGGGCCGAGCGAGATGCAGGTGTTCGTCAACACCGTGCTCGGCCGGCCGTTCAGGCTGACTCAGGCGCAGGTCGACGAAGACACCCTGATGGCCCGGGCCGAGGAGTTCGGCCTCGCCTTTCATCAGGATCGCGGCTCCTGGGATGCGCGGCTGCCCGCCGAGGCGCTGTACATCACCGCCGGCGTCGACGTGCAGCATGATCGTCTCGAGGTCGGCCTCTGGGGCTGGTGCCTGGGCGGCGTCCAGGCGCTCGGCCACGAGGTGCTGACCGGCGACACGAATTTCCCGGAGGTATGGGAAGAACTCGACACGCTGCTGCAGCAGCGTTGGGCGCACCCATTCGGCGGGACAATCGGCGTCGAGGTTGCCTGTATTGACGCAGGCGATTCCTCCGGGCGCCAGCGCAGCGAGCGCCTCATGGCCTTTGCGATGGCCCGGCACGGGAGTTGCCGGACCTATGCGATCAAGGGGGCGTCGAACCCGCAGACCGAGCCGGTGAAGCGGGCTGCCAAGCTGAAAATGCCGGGCAAGCTCTTCCTGCTCGCGACCGAGCAGTTCAAGGCCGACCTTTGGTCCCGCCTCGAGCTGCCGACGCCGCAACCCGGGTGGATGCGCTTCTCGAAGGCCTTCGCCCGCGAATGGTTCGAGCAGCTGCTCTCCGAGCCGCCCCAGATCGTTTATCGCCGCGGCCGCCCGGAACGTGAGTTCGTGCGGATCCCGAACCGCCGGGCCGAGGTGATGGACTGCTTCGTCTACGCCGCGGCCGCCCGCCACTTCTTCCGACCCGATTGGGAACGCCGAGCGGCCGAGCTCGCCGCCGCTTCCGGGTCGGTGATCAAGAAACCCGATGCAACCGCCAAGGCGCGCGAGCTCGCCGAGCTCCTGCGCCGAAAGTGAGGCTTCATGTGCAACTGTACCCAGCGCCGCACCGATATCGCTGCCGGCGCCCGCGCCGTGCTGCGCGGCGACTATGACGAGGCGAAGCGCCGGGCCGCCGAGGTCGCTCGCTCCGCCCGCGTCGATCTCGAGCACGCGCGGCAGGCCATGGCGACCCGCGCATTCGGGCTGATCCGTCGCTGATGGCGGTTTTCCTGGCACAGCGGTCCGGCGTCCTCGCCGCGACCGATAGCCTCCGGACCGGGAAGAACGCCATCGCGGGCGGTTCGGGCCTGGTCATCGACATGAACGCGGCCGGGCTCGCGCCGATTGCGGAGGCCTTCCGCCGCGCCGCCGCATTGTCGCCGGTCGCGGTCGCGCGTGCGCTCAACTCGACCAACGCCAAGGTGATGACCCAGGTCGTCCGCGTCCTGCCGAAGCAAACCGGTCTGAAAGCTGGCCGGATCCGCGCAGCCCTTCGGAAGGAGTTCGCCAGTCCTGGTCGTCTCGTCGCAGCGGTACAGGCGCGTGGGCCCTATCACAAGCTGAAGGAGTTCGGGCCGCGCGAGACACGTAAGGGTGTCTCCGCAGCACCGTGGGGCAAGCGCCAGGTGTTCGACGGCGCCTTTACGCACGGCGGTAAGTTCCCGAGCCGGGTCGCGCTGGCCATGGGCGGCCACGTGTTCAAGCGCCTCAGCAAGAAGCGGCTGAAGATCGCGATTACCTACGGCCCCGCGATCCCCGTCGAGATGGTGCAGGACGCCAGCAAGGCGGCTTTCGAAGCCGCGGTCGCGGCTCATTTGCCTGTCGACCTGAACCGGGCTCTCGGCTCGGTGCTGCGGGGCTTCTGATGTCGTTGACCCCGGAACAGACCGCGGAACTGATGGGGCGCCTGCAGGAGGCGAAGGCAGCGCGCCATAGCCTGCTGACGCAGGGCGCCATCACCAGGACACTCTCGAAGTCCCTGGACTCGGTGCAGGAGATGCAGACGACGCCGGCGAAGCTCGCCGAGCTGGAGCGCTACATCCTCGAACTCGAGCGCGACCTCGGTCTCGAGCCTTCCATCCGCCGCGAGCGGTCGCGCAGGGTGATCTTCTAGTGGCGGCCCCCGCCCTGGTCGACACCCACGGCCAGCCCTTGCGAGCCTATCCGATCGGGCGTGACCGGCCGCATACCGCGGCGTCGCGGACGCACCCGGATCTGCTCGGCTGGCGACCGCCCCGCGTCGCGAGCCGCGCCGCGATCGCCTGGGACCGGGCCGAGGTCAACGCCCGCGTCCACGATCTCGCCCGCAATGACGGGTGGGCCTCGGGTGGTGTCAGCCGCGTCGTCGACTCTATCATCGGCGCCGGCTGGCGCTGCTCGTCCACGCCGAACGCTCAGCGGCTCGGCATCTCAGAGGACCAGGCCGAACAGGTCGCGACCCAGATCGAGGCCGTCTGGACCGACTACGCCACGGACCCCGGCAACTGGTGCGACGCCGAACGACGCCGTCCGGTCGGTGGCCAGATCGCCCTCGCCTTCCGGCATTTCATGTGGGACGGCGAGGCTCTCGGCGTGCTGCGCTGGCGGCGCTCGAATGCCCCCTGGCGGACCGCCCTGCAGATCATCGATCCCGACCGGCTGAGCAATCCGCACGGCCAGCCCGACAGCGAGGTGCTTTATCAGGGCGTCGAACTCGGCGGCTGGGGCGAGCCGCTCGCCTACCACATCGGCATTCGCCACCCCGGCGATCATGCCGTGACCACGGCCTTCAACCGGCACGAGCGGATCGAGCGCGAGACCGATTGGGGCCGCGCGATCGTCCTGCATCATTTTGAGGCGGAGCGCGCCGGCGAGGTCCGTGGCATCTCCCGCCTCAAGACGGTGGTGAAGAAGCTCAAGATGGTCGGCCGCTACGATGAGGCCGAGCTGCAGGCGGCGGTTCTGAACGCGACTCTCGCCGCCTTCCTGAAATCCGACTTCGACCACAAGGCGCTGCTCGACTCGCTGGGACAGGTCGACGGCGAGACGATCGCGGGCGGCATCGACGCCTACAACCAGGGACGCCTGAACTACTGGCGCGACACCTCGATCGACTTGCCGGGCGTAAAGGTCACCTCGCTCTACACGAACGAGGACATCGTCTTTCCGAACGCCGCGCGGCCCGCCGCACAGTTCGAGCCGTTCATCCGTGCCTGCCTGCGCAACATCGCGACCGCGATCGGCACCACCTACGAGCAGCTCTCAATGGACTGGAGCCAGGTGAACTACTCGTCGGCGCGCGCCGCGTTGCTCGAGGTCTGGCGTGGCTTCTACGCCCGCCAGTGGTTCTTCGGCCATGGCTTCCTGGCGCCCTGGTTCGCCGCGGTGATCGAGGAAGCCGTCGACGTCGGCCGGATCGTGCTGCCCGCAGGTGCTCCGTCGTTCCAGGAGGCGCGCGCCGCCTGGTGCGCCGCGCGCTGGGTCGGCCCCGGCCGTGGCTGGGTCGATCCGCTCAAGGAAGCCCAGGCAGCGGAGAAGCGCCTGCAGACCGGGATCTCGACGCTCGAGCGCGAGACGGCCGAGCAAGGCGGGGACTGGCAGGAAAACATGCAGCAGCAGGCGCGCGAGAACGCCTACGCCAAGCGCAAGGGCCTGCCCCTGCCGCATGTCGAACAGAAGCCGCTTCAGCCAGGCCCAGCTCGCGAAGACGCGCCAGCCGAGGATCCCGAGAAGGAGCCGGCATGACAGGCATGCTTTTCCGCATCGCGGAGCTCGCCTTCAATCGCCCGCTGCTGATCGAGCCTGAAGCCGCCGCGATCGCGGCCTCGGTTCTGCTTCCGCGCATCGGCGCCGAGCAGCTGGTCGATCTCGACGGCGACATCGCCGAAGCGGAGGCCAGTGCCTTCATCGGCACGCCGGCCCTTCGCCCAGACGGCCGCTATGCCGGCTACCGGATGGTAGGGGACGGCATCGCGATAGCGCAGATGCGCGGCAAGCTGGTCAACCGGGGGGCCTGGATCGGCGCCAGCTCCGGCCTGACGAGCTACGAGGGCATGCATGCCCTGTTCGCAGCCATGCGCGCCGACACGTCGGTGCGCCGGGTGGTGCTCGATGTCGATTCCCCCGGTGGCGAGGCGGCGGGCTGCTTCGAGACCGCTGCCGCTCTCAAGGCGCTCGACGCCGAGAAGCCCGTCACGGTCCTGGTCAACGCCGTCTGCTGCTCCGCAGCCTACCTGGTCTCGTCCGGAGCGTCCGAAATCCTGCTGACGCAGACCGCCTCGGTCGGCAGCATCGGCGTGATCATCGTGCACCTTGATCGCTCTGGCGAGCTGGCCAAGGCCGGCCTGCGCCCGACGATCATCCATGCCGGCACAGGCAAGGCCGATTTCAACCCGTTCGAGCCACTGCCGGAAGGGGTCCGCGCCGACGTTCAGCGCGAGGTCAACGCCCTGTACGACGAATTTGTCGCGATGGTCGCTGCCAATCGTCCCAAGCGCCTCGGCGCCGAAGCCATCCGCGCCACCGGGGCGCGGGTGTTTCGCGGCCAGGCCGCGGTCGAGGCTGGCCTCGCCGATCGCATCGCGACGCTCGACGAGATCCTGAAATCGCCGACCGCGCGAGCTCGCGCATCAACCGGAACCAGAGGAGTCCAGATGTCCGGTCAGACCGAAAACCAGCCCGCGCCCGACGCGGGAATCCCCCGCGCCGAGCACGAGGCGGCGCTGACGGCGGCCCGCACCGAGGCGAAGGCCGAGGGCGTCAGCGAAGGCCATAAGCTCGGCGCCACGGCCGAACGCACGCGGCTGAAGGGCATCATGTCGCTCGACGAGGCCAAGGCCGCGCCGGCAGCGGCGCTCGCCCTTGCGCTCGACACCGAGGTCACCGCCGACCAGGCGAAGGCGGTCCTGGCGGCCCAGCCGGCGCCGACCAAGCCGGGCCTTTCCCAGCAGATGGCCGGCCAGCGCGATCCCGAACTCGGCTCCGGTACGAAGCCGGCGCCCGCCGCGGCGAGCGGTTCCCTCGCCAACAAGATGGCCAAGCGCTTCGGCGTCGGCCAGAACTGAGGAGCCGCCCATGGCCCTGCGTGCGACCGAGCCGAGGCGCGCCTCGGACGTCCTCAAGCATCACGACCCGCTGTATTCGCTCGAGGAGCGGATTGTCGCCTCCGGGTCGGGGAAGATCGAGATCGGCCAGGTGATGGCCGTTGTCCGCTCCGGCACCGCGACGGCGGCGGCGAAGGCGGGTGGCAACACCGGCAACGGGACGATCTCCGCCGTGACGGTCTCCGGCCGGGCGAAGGCCGGCCCCTATACGGCGCGTTTCACGAGCGCGACCACCTATAATCTGTCCGATCCGGGCGGCGACGTCGTCGCGGCCGGGCAGACCGGCGTCGCGCTCGCCGACGATCTTGGCTTCACCATCACCGCCGGCGGCACGCCCTTCGCTGTCGGCGACGGCTTCGACATCGCCGTCGTGCCGACCGGCAAGAAGCTGAAGCCCTACACCCCAGGCGCCGCAGACGGCTCGCAGATCGCCGCCGAGGTGTCGATCGGCACCTGCGACGCGACTTCGGCCGACGCCAAGCTCGTCACTGTCGCCCGCAAGGCGATCGTCGTCCGCAACGAGCTCGTCTTCGCCGGCGGCGTTACCACCGACCAGAAAGCCGTCGCTGTCGACCAGCTCGAGAAAGCCGGCATCCTCACGGCTCAGGGGGCCTGACCTCTCATGAACTCCACTGTTCTCGATCTCTTCGACGATCCGGTCTTCGCCGCGCGAGCGCTCGTGGACTCGATCAATATCGTCCCGAACACCTATGGCCGTATCAACGAGCTCGGCCTCTTCCCGATCCGCGGGGTCGCAACGACCTATGTCGAGGTCGAATACAAGAACGGCGTGCTCAACCTGCTGCGCACCGCCGAGCGCACGACGCGAGGCACCGCGGCCGTTCGTGGCAAGCGCGAGGTGCGCATTTTCAAGGTGCCGCACATCCCGCACTTGGACTGCATCGGCTCCGAGGATCTGCAGAACCGGATTCCGTTCGGCGCCACCGACGCGCTCGATCGCGTCCAGAACGCCGTGAATGAGAAGCTCGAGGACATGGCCTCGAAGTTCCACATCACGCTCGAGGCGTTGCGGGCCTCGGCGCTGAACGGCGTCCTGCTCGACGCCGACGGATCGACCATCGTCAACTTCTTCACCGAGTTCGGCATCACCGAGAAGGTCGTCGACTTCGACCTGACCAACGACGCGGCGAACATCACGGCGAAGCATCATGAGGTGCTTCGGCATATGGAGGACAACCTCCATGGCGAGACGATGAGCTCGGCGCACGCGCTTTGCTCGCCGGAATTCTTCGACGAGTACGTCACTCACCCGGCAGTGGAGAAGGCCTACACCTACTACCAGTCGCAGGCCGAGCCGCTGAAGCGCGACGTCCGCAAGGGCTTCCTGCACAAGGGCATCTTGTGGGAGGAGTACCGCGGAAACGCCAACTACCTCGCGGCTGATGGCTCGACCATCAATCGCAAGTTTATCCCTGCCGGCGAGGCGCGTATCTTCCCGCTCGGCACGCGCGAGACCTTCCAGACGTATCTTGCTCCGCCGACCGCCCTCTCCGAGGTCAACTCGGCGCCGCGCGAGGACCAGATGGTCTACGTCACCCAGAAGCGCCTGGATCATGACGAGGGCATCGAGTTCAAGGCCCAGGCCAACCCCCTGCCGCTCGTCAAGCGCCCGGCCCTGCTGGTGCGCGCGACGCTGACCTGAGGAGGCGCCGATGCAGATCAAGATGATCGGCACCTTCTCCTACGACCTGGTTCCCGGCGTCTCGCGCCGCACGCTGCATGCCGGTCTCGTCCTCGACGAGCCCGTGGACGTGGCGCAGGCGGCGATCGCCGACGGCAAGGCCGTGCGCTGGCCGCCTGAGGCGGGTGCGGTGACCGGCGAGGGAGAGGGCGACGATCCGGCCCCATCCCCCCGCCCGGCGCCCCAGCCGAAACCGGCAACCAAGCAGGCCGCAGGCTCCAAGAAGGGTGCTCGCTCCGAGACCCCGTCCGCGCCGCCGACCGCCCCGGCAAGCGAGCCGACGCCGGCCGAACCCGTCGAGCCCGGCGGCAGCGACTGATGCCATCGCTTTTCGCTGCGCGGCACGCAGCCGCGCAGCGTCCGATCGATCTCCGGCACGGCGAGCCGTTCCGGATCATTCCGCGTGCCGAAAAGCAGCCGGACCCGGCGCGCCCGGAGGGCACCCTGCCCTTCACCTGCATTTTCCATGAAGCGCAGGCGGATTCGCGCCACGCGATGAACGGGAAGATCCAGAACCTGAGCGTGCCTACCTTGCCGGCGGCGACCCGCCAGGTCGCGATCTCGATTTCCCGGGCTGCCATCCCGCAGCTCTGGCGATCCGCCGCCGCCCCGCTGGGCCTGCGCCGCGGAGATCTCTTCGTCCGTGTCGAGGACGGCACCGCCTGGGCCATCGAGGACTTCCTGCCGGCCGGTCCTGCCCGGCTCGATTGCCGTGTGCTCGAGGCGAAGGCGCCGGCCTGATGTCGTTGACCCGCCTGGCACTGCGCCTCGCCTCGATCGCCGCGGTCAAGGCCTCCACCGCCCTCGCCGGAACGAAGGTTCACGACACCGGCTGGTCGAAGTTCGATCGCCTCGGTGAGGGCGACTATGAGCCGGTGATCATCATCTCGACCGAGGATGTCAGTGTCGACGAGGAGGTCAGCCGCCACGAGGCGGACCGCCGCGTCGACCTCCTGTTCCAGATCGCGCTCGCGACGGTCGACGGTGCACTTCCCGTCATCGCCCCTGACGACTGGGACACGGCCGAGGCACTGCTCGACGTGCTCGAGCAGGAGATCGACTGGGCGCTGGAGCGGGACGAAGCCTGGTCGCGCCTAGTCCAGCATGCCGAGCATAATTCCACGGTCGTGCGCGATAACTCGGGCGTCAACAAGATGCCGATCCGGCTGATGGTCAAGAGCTGCCGGGTCTTCAAGATCTGCGCGCCCGCCCCCGTGATCGCTCCGACCGCTCCGCCTTCCGGTCTCGATCGCTGGGGGCCCGACGTCGCGGAGATCGTCCGGGACCTGCCCGAGGGCGATCGCGTTCGTGTCGTGCTGGAAAATGCGGCGGGCCGGACCGTCGCCGAGCAAGTCCGGCACCTGGCGAAGATGAGTTTCCGCGGGCGGCAGATCGGGAAGCCCGTTCCGCCCGAAGACAGTCCCAGGGTCGACTTCTCCGTCGACCTTCCGGCGCCTCCGACCCCCTGACCGCAGAGGACATCCAACTGATGACCGGCACCATCTCGGTGTTTCCGGCTGCGGACGCTTGCGTCCGCCAGCCCGAGCGCCTCGGCGAGCCCGTGCCCGCCGCGGGCTGCGACGTTCCCGACAATTCCTATTACCGGCGCTTCCTCCTGACCGGCGACCTGATCGAGGGCCGGCCTGAGGCTGTTCCGGCTGCCAAACCGGTGCCCGAAGCGCCGATCGCTGCGGAGGGCGATCAGCCCCGCCGCCGCCGCTCCCCGCCCCCCACCCACAACGACCAGGAGTGATCGCGCATGGCCGTCGCGTTCAGTGAGATTTCCGCGACCACGCGGTCCGGGCTGTTCCATGTCGAGATTCGCGCAGGCGGCACGCCGTACCAGCAGCGCGGCCGGATCCTCAACATCGCCCAGAAATTCGCCGGTGGCGCTGCTGCGCTCTCGCAGCCGGTACTCGTCGCCTCTGAGCTGGAGGCCGATCGTCTCTTCGGCGCGGGCAGCGCGCTGGCCCAGATGGTCCGAAACGGCTTCCTCAACCGGCCGAGCGGCGAGTATTGGGCTGCGCCGATGCCGGACCCGACCGGTGCGGTTGCCGCCACCGGCTCGATTGCCCTGGCTGCGCTGCCTGGCGGCGGGATCGCGGGCCCGTGCATCGTCGAGATCGGCGGCGTCCAGGTTGTCTCTGCGGCAACGCGGGCCGACACGCTCGACCAGGTTGGTACCGCCTTCGCGGCGGCAATTACGGCGGCCCTGGTCGAAGTCACCGCCGCCTATGACGCGGTAGCGAAAGAGGTCGACCTGACGGCCCGCCATCCGGGCGCGCTCGGGAACGATATCGACATCTACATCCCGCCGCAGGACAACGCGATCGCGCCGATCGCGACGGTGACCGCGATGGCGGGCGGCGCGGCGACCCCGTCGCAGGCCCAGTGGGCGACGCTGCTGGCCAATCTCGGCGACGAGGAGTTCGACACCTGGGCTCAGCCCTGGTCCGACACCGTCTCGCTCGACGCCATCAAGGCCGAGATGGACGAGCGCTGGCACGACAACCAGCAGGTCTACGGCCACATGATCACCGCCAAGAAGGCGACGGTCGGCGCGCTCTCCGCCTTCGGCTCGGCGCGCAACAACAGCCATGAGAGCATCATCGGCTACGCCGGCTCGCCGACGAGCCCGCATCTCTGGTGCGCTTCGGCGGCTGCGATCGCGAGCTTCCACCTCACCGACTCGAACAATGGCGAGATCTCGCGGCCGCTGCGCACGTTGGCGCTGAAGGGCGTAAAGCCGCCGCGTACCCGGATCGACCGCTTCACGAAGAGCAACAAGGAGACGCTGCTTTTCGACGGCATCTCGACCTTCGACGTGATGCGCGACGGCACGGTCCAGATCGACCGCATCATCACGACCTACTCGCAGTCGCCGGCGGGCGCCATCGACTGGACCTGGCTCAACATCAACCAGATCTACCAGGCGATGTTCGTGGTGCGCTCGATGCGCAACGCGGTACTAAACGCGCACGCCCGGCAGGGCCTCGCCTCGACCGACCGGTTCGATCTCGAGGCCATCGTTTCGCCGGCGGAGGCCCGGGCAACTCTCATTCACGAGTACGTCCGGCTCGAGAGCCAGGGCGTGGTCGAGAACTCGGAGCTGTTCGCCCTGCTCGTCACCGTCGAGCGCAATGCGGTAGAGGCCGACATGCTCGACGTCGGCCTGCCCTTCGACGTGGTCAACCAGCTCCACGTCTTCCGCACCGCGGCGGTGCTCTTCCGCCAGTTCCCGCAGCAGCTCGCCGCCTGATCGGCGCAACCTGAAAGGAGGTCGACATGACCTGCAAGCGCTTCGGCGGCAAAATGATCCTGACCTTTGGCGGTCGGAAGTTCGAGATCACCGGCAACGTCGAGCTCGACACCACCGGCAAGACCCGGGAAACGAAGGCGACGGCGTCGGGCATGCTCTATTCGACGGAAGAGCTGAAGCCAGGCACCCTCACGGTCGAGCTGCTCGAGACGATCAGCGGCACCGCCTTCAACGGGCTGTTCGACCTCTGCGACGAGAATCTCACGCTGATGGAGGTTACCGCGCGGGCAATGCACGTCTGCCCGAAGGCGACGATGACGGGCGAGCCCAAGCGGGACCGGAAAACCGGACAGATCAGCGGGCTGGTGTTCGCCTTCCGAGCCGATGAGTACAAGGAGACCGCGCTGTGAGCGCGACCGAGGTCCAGATCCCGATCGAGCCGTACAAGCTCGGCGACAAGACCTACACCTATGTGAAGGTGAAGGCGCCGAGCTATTTCGACTACATGGACTTCGGTGAACCGCTGGAGCGCCAGAAGAACACCGACGACGTGACGATCCAGATTCAGCACCTCGATCGTCTGAAGGCCTATGCCGAGCGCCTGGTCACCACCGGCGACGACTCGATCGCGGAGCCGGCCGTGCTGGCTCATGGCGGGTTTCGGCTCGCCCGCCGGGTCCACGAGGTCCTCTGCGATTTTTTGTACCTCCAGTCGCAGGCGGATGGGACGAGCTCGCCGACCAGCTGATGTTCCTGCTCGGTTGGAAGCCCCAGGATCTATTGCCGCTGCCGCTCCCGCACCTGCTGCGGCTCTATGTTCGAGCCGGACAGTGGTTCGAGGCGCATCCGCGCAGATAGACGATGGCGCGTGAACTCAAGTCCAAGGTCGTCATCCTCGCCGACGACCGCACCGGACAGGCCTTCAATTCCGTCGCCGCGAAGCTGCGCCAGCTCGCTTCGTCGTCGAAGCAGGTCAAAGCCGTGACCACCCAGGTCGACGCGGTCCGAACCGCAATGTCCCGGTATCAGAAGACCGGGGATGATCTCGGCAAGATCAGGGTGTTCCGGGAGGCGGCGCGCGGCGCGTTAGAGCTCGGCCGCAGCCACCGGGAGGCGCTGACGCATCTGCGCTCCGTCAGCCGGGAGATGAACATCATCGGCCCGCCGACGGCTGCGATGAGCGCGCGGTACCGCCAGGCGCAGGAGAGCATGCGGTCCGTCGGCCGGGCGCTGCGTGAACAGAAGGAGGCCGTAGCGACCGCCCGCGACGCTCTGAGCTCGGCCGGCATCAACGTTGACCGCCTCGCCTCCGCACAACGCAGGCTCGAGCTGGCGACTAAAGGGGCCACGGCTGCGGCGCGCGCGCAGGCAGCCAATCCCTGGGGCCAGGCGTCGCGCCAGCGGCATGTCGAGGCGAAACCTCACGGCGCCGGCGTCGCTGGCATCGGCGGTCTGCCTGCAGCGTACTATGCTCGGCAGGGTGCGCTCAAAGCTATCGACGCCGGCAAATCGATGGACTTCGCTGTTCGACGCCAGCGCGCCTTCGCTGATCTCTCTGAGTCTGAGCAGAATAAGATCCTGATCCCTCAAGCTGAGAAAATCGGCCGCGAAACCAAGTTCACGAACATCGACGTCGTCGAGGCCCAGACGACGACGGCGAACCGCCTGCCCGCGCATATGAAGAATGCGGAGACCATCGCGCCGCTGGTCGGGCAGATGAAGAACTACGCCATGTCCATGAAGGAAGTGAACATGGATGAGGCCTCTCAGGCGGTGACCGGCTTTCTGCTATCGACCGGCAAAGACATCAGCACGCCCGAGAAGGCAGACTTCGAGGCCCGCAGAGCCTCGAACCTGTTGATCCGCTCGTCGAAACTCGGCGCGATGGGTCATCACGATCTGATGCCATTCGTCCAGCGCGGGCTATCTGCCGGCAACATTGCAGGGCTCAGCGACGAGACCATGCTCGCGATGGGCGTCGGCTTGAAGCGGTCGAACATTTCCGGCGATCAGGCCGGCACCGCGCTCCGCACGATCTCGTCCAAGCTGGTGGCGCCAACGAATAAAGGTCTGGCCGCCTTGGCCACGGCGGGCATCGACTACAGCAAGTACTCGAAGATGCCCCAGGGTCTCAGCGTCGAGAGCCTCGAAGGCAAGTTCAAGCAGGACTTCGGCAAATCGTTCACCCCAGAGGTGCGCGAGAAACTCGGTGAAGCTCTGGGCGACTCCGAGATCGTCGGCGATCGCGGTCGGTTCACCCAGGCGGTGACCGACGCCGTGGCGGAGCTCTTCACGCCGAAAAAGGACGGCACGATGAGGGCGTCCGACCGGCAGGCAGTCGCCAAGAAAGTCGGCGAATTCCACAAATTTTCGGCGGAGAGTGTCGACTCGGAAGGGCTACTGCGGGCGATCCTGGCGAAGGATCCGACGCTCGGGGTCCTGAACGCCTTTGCGACCGACAAGCACGGCAACAAGCTGGGCCTGATCTCCAAGGGCTTCGAGCAGTTCGAGCGGGACCGGGAAACGCTGCGGGAGACACCAGGCGATTTCGGCGACAAGATTGCAGCGACTATCACCGGGGGCCTGGGCGGAGCGCTAGATCGTTTGACCGGCTCGATCGAGACGGCATACCAAAAAATCGGAACGGCAAATGCCGGCTGGCTGACGCCGTCGGTCGACGCGATCGGAAATGCGATCGAGGCCCTGTCTCAGCTTCCTCCGAAGCTGATCGTTTTCGGCACGGCCGTCGCCACCGCGAGCGGCGTGTTGCTCGGGATCAAAGGAGCCAGCACCGCAGCTACGGTCGCCGGCGCGGCTGCAACGACAGTCCGCGCGACGGCCGCCGGCGCCACGCTCACCAAGGCCGGATCCATCGGATCGACCTTTGCCCGCTTCGGCGCCCGCACGCTCGGCGTCGCAGGCCTGGCCTATGGCGGCTACGAGCTGCTGGACTATGCCATCGGCCAGCACAACCGCGAGAAGTACAAGGATGTCGCGCCGGGCGAGGCTCACAACGAAGGCCGCAATCGACGGCGCGCCTATCACGAAGCGCTGCGCCAGCAGACGGCAGGCGTGCGCGCGCAGCACGCGCCGACGCTGGCCGATGCGGGGATCGTGCCGCTCGGCAAGAGCGCCGGCCCGAAATTCGGCCTCGGCGCCAGCGGGGAACCGGTCGGGCAAGCTGCTCCGCTCCGCCTGGGCGCCGGCGGCCCGATCCCGAATCTTGCCGACGCGCTGAAGGGTGCGAACATCGAAGCGAAGCTCGAAGGGTCGGCCGAGGTGAAGCTATCCGGTCAGATCAGCCTCGAGCCCGGGTTGATGGCGAAGCTCAACCAGACGATCGCCGCCGTTGGAAACCTGAAGGCCGGCGCCGCCTCGGTGACCGCCGCCGGATCGACCGGCAAGACTATGACGGAGGCGTCAGGAGAATGAGCGCGATTATCACTGCGGCGTCGTTGAACCAGGTCCAGGCGGAATTTCTGGCGCTGTTTTCCGAAGCAGATCGGCGATCTGCTTGCTCGGAAGCGCCACGAACTGGCCGTTGTCGGCCTTGGCGGCTTCGGCGGCAGCGCGTTCAAATGCCTCGATCGCCTCGTCGCGCTCAATGACGCCCTTTTCGACCAGCATCAGCAACAGCGTGGTCAAGGCTGCGATCTGTCCGGTCGCAATCGCGGCCATTTGCTTCGAATTGCTCATGGGTTCAGCCCTCGATTCGAGGCGGATATCCTGCTTGGGCCGCACCAAGCTGTCCATGGCGCCGGAAGCGGGTAACGAGTAGTGGCTCGTCATCGCAACTGGGCCAAGACTCTCCGGCGCGCTTCGTTCCGGGGCGTGCCCTTCCACGTCGACGACGAAGAGGTCCGCAACTTCCTGCGCCAGGCGGTGCACGAGGTCCCGAACGGCATGTGGCGCCTCGAGCGCCTCGGCCGAGGCCCGACCGAGCTCAGCCTCACCGGCTTCGTCGCATCGGCGAAGGCGGATGCCGAGGGCGATGCCGTCGCCGCGACCTTCCGCGACGACAAGCCGGGCATGCTCGTCATGCCGATGGTCGGCCCGGTCAAGGCCCGCCCGCTATCGTGCTTTCGCAACCGCAGCGCGCGGCGTGAAGGCTATGTCGCGCTCGATATGCGCTGGGTGGTCGAGCCGGTGCGCGGCCCATCGGCCTCCCCCTTGCAAGCGGCAAACAGCGTCTTCAGTGCTGCCGGGAATCTGGTCTCGGCCATTGCCGGCCAGGTCTCCGGCATCGTCGGCTTCGCGCTCCAGGTCGCCGGCACCGTGTCGTCAGCGATCGGGATGGTCACCTCGATCATTGGCACCGTGACGTCGATCTACGGCCTGGTCACCTCCGTGTCGTCCGCCGCGATCGCGGTAGCGACAACGGTGCTCGGCTTCCGAGTCGGCGAGATCGGCCGGGACGACGCCAGCCGCACCAGCTTGCTGACCGATATCGCGCAGGCTGCGGTCGATCTCGGCTACGGCGCGAGCGCCGAGGCCGTCTCAGCTGGCGCCTTCGAGCCACTATTCGAGATCGAGCCGGCGCCGCGCTCCGGAGCGTCCCGGTCCGCCGCCGCGACCCATCTCGTCGAAGCCGGGCTTTCGGTCTACAGCCACGCGGTCGGCCTCGTCGTCGAAGCCGAGGCCGCCGCTCGGCGCGAATGGCAGACTATCGAGCAGGTCGATGAAGCGCTCGCCGGCTTCCTGGCCCGGGTCGAGGTCGTCGCGGACGAACTCGCCGAGCTCAACAGTCTGGTCGCGGTACTGCAGCCCGATTTCGAGCGCGTGCTGCTGCCGGCGCCCCGCATCGGCGCCGACGCACCGGCGGCCGCGACCAGCAATGCCAGCCCCGCGCTCGACGAGCTGCGCAGCGCAGTCGTCGACCATCTCGCGATCGTCAGCCGCGACCTGGCCCCGCTGGTGATCGTCGAGAGCAACCGTTCGCTGCCGGCGATCGTCTGGGCCTTCGCGCTGTACGAGGACCCGGACCGCGCTGGCGAGCTCGCGCGGATGAACCGCGTGCGCAGCCCCTCCTTCATGCCGGCGCGCTTCCGGGCGCTGGCGCCCGCGAGCCCGGCTGTCGCCGAGATCTGATGCTCGTCGAAGTCCGCGAAGAGGTCCTGATCGAGGTCAACGGCAAGCCGTGGCGCGATTGGGAGAGCGTGACCTGGTCGGCCGCGATCAACGAGGCGGCGCGTCAACTCACCATCGAGCTCGCGCCAAGCGACGACACGCTGAAGGGTGTTCACCAGGCTTTCAAGGGGCGGGTGCCGATCGTCGTCAAGTCGAGCAAGGATCTCGTCTTCACCGGCAAGATGGACTGGAAGTACCCGCGCATCGACGCGGGCCGCCGGTCCATGACCATCTCGGCTCGCGGCACCGGCTCGGCCCTCGTCGATAGCTCCGCCGTGCACAAGACCGGCCGCTTCCGGAACATGACGCCGGAGCAGATTGCCAAGGAAATCGACGAGGCTCGTTGCAAGATCACCACCGATCCCGGGATCAGCGTCGTGCTGCCGAAGTTCCAGCTCACGCCTGGCGAGAAAGGCTTCCAAGCGCTCGAGCGCATTCTGCGCGACCAGCGCCTGACGCTTCGCGGCGAGGCGGATGGCGGCACCACGATCACCAAAGGGCCGACCGGCCGGCGCCAGGCGGGAGGCCTGAAGGAAGGCGAGTTCCTCGGTGAAGGCGGCGCGAAGCACGACTATTCGCGGCGCTACAGCAAGTACAAGGTGCTCGGGCAATCGGCGGACGGTTTCGGCTCAGACGCGACCGAGATCGAGGCCGAATCGAGTGACCCCGGTGTCGAGGGCCCCCGCACGCGTATCGTCGTCGTCGACAAGGACCTGACGAAGGACGGCGCCAGGGAGTATGCGCGTCACCTACGCGATCGCGCCGCCGGCGAGGCCTTGCGGGCGCAGGCGAAAGTCGCCGGCTGGCGCGACGCTGGCGGCAAGCTCTACGAGCCCGGCAACCTCTACTGGGTCGAGTCGCCCTGGCTCGATCTCGCGCAGGACATGCTGATCGAGAAGATCACCTGCACGCAGGTGAAGCAGGAGGGCCGGGGCGGCGGCTCGCATACCGCCTTCGAGCTGGTCGACCCGCGCAGCTACGGCGGGAAGAAGAGCAAGGGCAACAAATCCGGCGCCGGCTGGGCCCAGGGTGAGGACTGATGAGCGACCAGATCCGCGCAATGATCTCCCGCGGTCGCCTCGTCACCGGCGACGACAGCGGCGACTATCATCGCATCAGGGCCCGCGGCTTCGCCAATGAGGAGCTCGACGGCATCATTCGCGTTCAGCAGCACGGGATCTCGTCGAACCCGGGCGACGGCGCCGAGGGGCTGCTCCTACGTCTTGGCGGTCGGGCCGAGCGGACTTTCGCGATAGGCTTCGAGCTGAGGGATAAGCGGCCGCGCGACCTGCCAGGTGGCGCGACGGCGATCTACAACGCAGACGGCAACGTGTTGAAGCTCGTCCCCACTAAAACCGACTGGGATCATGACGGCAAGCACAGCCATCTGCGCGGCGTCGGTCGATACAAGGTCGAGGCCAGCGAGTGGATCTGGCTGGACTGTGAGGCGATCTACTTCGGCAAAGGGCCGTGGTTCCCGGTCCAGACCGCCGGCGGGCTTTCAAATTGCGTGTTTGCGTCCGTGACGCCGACGAAACCCGACCGGCCGACCCCGGACGATATCTAGAATGCAGATCCGCATCGTGCGGGAGGGCGCGCTCGCGCCCATTTCCGGCTATTGGGACACGATCTGGTCGACCGAGTTCGGCGAGGGCGACTGGGCGCTCGCCGACCCAGACGGCGCCGCCGGCAGCCGCGGCGGGCTGAAGGCCGATGCCGGCCTCGCCACCGCAATCATCCTCGCCTTGTTCACCGACAAGCGCGCGCCCGAGGGCGCCGCGCTCGACGACGGCGATCGCCGCGGCTGGTTCGGAGACCGCATCGATGTCCGCGCCGATCTCGGCGAAACCGATCTCGGCTCCTGGATCTGGCTCTATGAGCGCTCGGCCCTGACCGAGGAGCTGCCGCAGCTGATCCAGGATGCCGCCGTTGAGGCCCTCGAGCCGATCCGGCTGCAGGGTGCGGTCGCTCGCTTCGACGTCGTCGCTGAGATGTTCCGCGACGATGATCGGGTCGATCTCGGCGTCGATGCCTTCAGCCAGGACGGCACGAAGATCTTCAGCCAGCGCTTCGCCCTGCTCTGGGACCAGGTCCGCTAGGAGCCCCATGCCTTGGTCAATTCCGACGCCGAGCGAGATCTCGGCGAAGCTGCGCACCGCCTTCGATGGCGAGCTGCCGGGGGTACTCGCCCGGCTTTGGCCGAACAACGCCGCGATCTCGGCCAAGGCCATCGGCGGGGCGGTCGGCGGCGTCTATGACCACCAGGCCGTCATCGCGAAAGACATCTTCGTTCATAGCTGCCGCGAAGAGGTCCTCGAGGATCACGGCCAGGACCTGCAGCTTCCGATCCGGCAGGCGACCGCGGCCTCTGGCGAGGTGACGGCGATCGCCGCCAGCGCGCTGACCATCATCCGCGGCACCATCGTCAACCGTGGCGACGGCCGAGCCTATCAGGTCGCGACCGATGTCTTCGCGGCCGGTGCCGGACCGGTCAGCCTGCCCGTCGTTGCCCTCGAGGCCGGCGGTTCGGGTGTCACACTGCCGGGCGTTGCCATGTCGGTCCAGGGAGCTTCCGGGCTCACGGCTGTCGTCGTTGGCGATGCCGGCCTCGTCGGCGGCGCCGATCGCGAGGGCTACGCCAGCTATCGCCGGCGCCTACGCTTCTTCAAGGCGTTCCGGCCCGGTCATGCCCGCCCGTCCGATTATGTCATCTGGGCGAGCGAGGTCAGTGGCGTCAGCCGCGTCTTCGTCGAGCGCAAGCCTTATGGCCCCGGCACCGTCCGGGTCTTCCCGTTGTTCGACGGGATCTATGCCAACGGGATCGCTCCGCCGGGCGAGATCGCCCGCGTGAAATCCCATCTCGAGGTCGCCGGCGCGTCCGGCGTCGCCGACATCATCGTCGAAGCGCCGATTGCCCTGCCGGTCGACATCGCCGTGGCGAACCTGTCCCCGAACCAGCTGACGGTACGCAACGCGATCGAGCTCGAGCTGTCGGGGATCTTCGCGCGACGGGCACGGGTGGCCGGCATCGATCCCGGGCACCCGGCCATGCCGTTCCTCGCGACGGCGCAGACCTTCTCGCGGTCCTGGGTCGGCCAGGCCACCGCCAATGCCGCGGGCGAGGATCGGCACGTGCTCAGCCTCCCGTCGGCAGACGTCAATGTCCCGGCCGGCCGCCTGCCGGTCGTCGGCACGGTAGCCTTCAGCTGATGGCGATCCTCGGCACCGGTTGCAAGACCGAGGACGAAGTCCGCGAGGCGACGCTGGCGCATCTACCGGTCGGTCGCGCCTGGCAGAGTCGGACAGGCGGCCCCCATCCCGGCTCGGTGCTCTTCGGCTTTTGGGCAGGCGTCGCCACGGCGCTCTATGCGGCCTACCGGCGTGCCTGTGCACTCGAGCTCGAGCTGCTCTGCTCCACCGCCGTCGAGACGAAGCCGGACTGGCTGCGCGAGTATGGGCTGCCCGATGCCTGTGGCGTCGAGCAGGATCCATGCGCCCGGGCGCAACCGATCATCGAGGATCTGTGCGACCTCCTCGTCCGGATCGCTGCAGGAGCCGGGTTCGCGGTCTCTTGCGACCGCCTCGCCCGCTATTGCGGTGAGCGCTCCGGTCGTGCCCGCGCCGGTCGTGCCCGCGCCGGCGGCTCCGGCCGGCCACCCTCGACCCTCGTTCTGCGTGTCGACATCAGCAACCAGCCGCGCATCCGCCCGTCACTGAGCGGCCGCTACCGAGCCGGCCTGGTGCGCCGCTGCTCTTTCGACGTCGGCCGGCTTCGCTGTGTCGTCGAGCCGTTCATCCCGGCGCATGCCGACCTCGTCATCGTGATCTTCGGAGACTGATATCCATGGTGAAGCCGCTCGTGCCGCCGATGGTCGATATCCTCGGCCCCTATCCGGCCACCCCACAACACGCCTTGGCGCGGCCAGGAAAGACAGGCGACGCCGCCGGCGCCGGCTTCTCCTGGATGAAGGACTGCACGGACGACAACGCGGAGGACGGCACGCCGATCACCGCGGAATTCCTCAACAATCTGAAAGCCCAGCTGCTGACAGTCTTTCAGGAGAGCGGGATCAGTATCGATGATGCCGACGCCATGCTGGCATATGCCATTCAGTCGGGCGGCCTCAACTACGCGCTCGCCACCGGCACGGCCAATGCGTGGGTCGTCAATCCGGCCCTTGCTCTACCGGCTTATGCGGCCGGCCGAGTTCTCTGGATCAGGGCGCCGGCGACGAACACGAACACGGCCGTCAACATGGACGTGAGCGGGCTCGGCAACAGGCGGGTCAAGAAGGCCGACGGCTCCGATCCGGCGATCACAGATATCGTCTCCGGGCGCTGGTATCCCACCTTCGACGACGGAACCAGCATCTGCATCGTCACGCCCCTGCCGAGCGATGCCCGCGCTGCGGTTTTGTCGACCGGCGAATGTCAGTTGCAGCTCTCCGGCGCGAACCTGCAGCTGTCGCGCAAGAACGGCTCGCAGATCGTCGTCAACGGCGCTCCCGTTGTCATCCCGGTCGCCGGCCCGACCCTCGCGGCCACCGGGGCTGCGGCCAACACGACCTATTCGATCTATGCCTATGTCGACGGCGCCGGAGCCCTTCAGCTGGAGCGTTCGACGACGGCCAGGGCGACAGGAGCCGACGGTACCGAGATCAAAACAGGCGACGCCACCAGGGCGTTCGTCGGTCTTGCTCGCGCCAACGGCAGCGCCGTCTGGGAGGACAGTCCGAGCAAGCGCTTCGTGCGAAGCTATTTCAACCGCAAGCCGGTCCCGCTCTGGAACCGGTTCACTGCTGATCGCTCGACCTCCGCACTGGAGGTGGGGAAGGTCGAGATCAATAGCGAGATCCGTTGCGAGTTCGTCTGCTTCAGCGATGACAGCATCGCGGTGACCTCGGCGGGATACTTCTTCAATTCGGCGGCGAACTTCACCTACTGCTCGGTCGCCTTCGATGGGACCACGACAGACACCGGCACCATCAGCGCCTGCTTCGGGACTGCCGGATCTGTCCTGAACGCGGCGCGCAACGCCGGCCCCGGCCTCAATCCGCTCGCGGACGGATACCACTATGCGACTCTGGTCGGGTACGTGAGCGGCGGCACTGGAACATGGGGCGGCGGGGCGTCCAACACGCCAACCTGCGCCATCCACGCAATGATCCATTGAGGCACGAAATGACGGGAACCTGGTCAACCTCGCTGCGCGGGGCCGCGTCCCTGCGCCTTGCCGCCACCGTCACGCTCGGCGCCGATCGCGGGCGCCCGCTCGGCACTGTGCTGCAACTACGCCGCGCGGGCGGTGAAGCAGTCGTCGGGCTCGGCGTCCCGCAGGTGATGAACCACTTCACCCGGGCGAACCCGCGCATGCTCTCCGGCTTCGCCCGGTCCGGCGCGCCACTGGCTCACACCGCAACCGTGCTCGGCTCGGCGACGAAGGTGCGTTATCGCACTGCGGTCTTCGACGGCGACTTGGTCGACCTGTCGAACCTCGAGCGCTTCAGCCCCACATTAGGCGAGTGGCTGGCCTTGCCGGCCGAGTGGGCAGGCATCCTCTTTCGGCCCGGCGAGCACCTCTATTCGATCCAGCGCATCGGCTCGGCCGTCTTTGCTGTCACGACCCAGCGGGTCATCTGCGACGGCGCCACGATTTACGAGATGAACACGCAGCCCTGGGCCGCCTGCGCCTTCTGGCATGACGGCTGGCTGCATGTCTGCTGCCCGGGTTACGGCGAAATCAGGTCCTTCGCCTGGGCCCCGGGCTCCGGGCCAGTTGGCGCGCCGGCGCTGACCTACGTGCTCGGGCCGCATTACGGGCGCGCCTTCGGTGTGCTCGGCGGCAAGGTGCTGATGGCGACGCATGCCGGCGGCCTGCATCGCTTCGACGGCCTGTCCTGGTCGACCGTGCAATGGTCCTTTCCCGGCGAGTTCTATGCGCTCGCCCAGGTCGGCGAGACGCTGCGCCTCGGCGATTACGGCACTGGTGACCAGTGGCTTTATGATCCCGGCGGCGCTCCAGTCCTGCAGAAGCTGCCGGAAAACCCACCGGCCGAGCCCGGCGCTCAGAAGAGCTTCGGTCGCGAGATCCAGAGCTTCGCCCTTCATGGCGGCGCGCTCTATCACGGCGTCTATCCCTGGGGCGCCGTGCACTGGCGCGACCTCCTTAACTGGGCCTGGGGCCATCAGCGGCTGTTCTCGGGACCGCCGATCGATCCGGCGCTCGGCGCCTTCACGGCCGATCTGACGGCGCAGGGCGTCGACCCTGGCGTCTTTCCGGGCATCTCGCGCTGGTGCCAGCGCATCACGGCGCTGACGGCGTGGCGCGGCGGCATCGTCGCCTCCTGCACCAACATGCCGGGCGATCTCATCCTGCCAACGTCGGCTCAGACTGCGATGCTCGGCGGCCTGCATGGCGAGTATGGGCGAACCATGCTGCTCGAGGGGCCTTGCGCCGCGGCCGGAGAAATCGCCTGGGCGGACGCGCCGACGGAGCTCGCCATCGAGATCGAGGCGGGGCGTCTAACGCTTCGCCAGGACGGCGCGCCGATTGCCGAGGTACCGGGCCTTGCGCCTGCAGATCTCGCCGCCGGCGACCTCACGCTCGAGGTCGGGCGCGGCCAGTTCGGAAGCTTCGGTGGTCAGGCGATCCGCGGCGTTTCGATCAGTGCGGGATGATGCCGGTCATCGCTTGACCGCAGCAACGCCGATCATCAGGCCCAGTCCCGCGACAGGCGCCAGAACGATCAAAACCACGAAAAGCAGGTCCATTCACCGTCCCCCTGACTGGTGCCGGGGAGTTAGGAACTCGTCCGAAGAAGAGCGCCGTCGCCTTTAGGGGTCGCCCCCATTGGACATGACCGCGCCTTTCGGCACGGGACGACGGCCTCCCCGACATAGAGACGGGAAGTGCAGTTCACGGTCGCACTAAGACCGCTTCGGACGGGGTTCCTACGCCCCAGGCCACCTACGGCGGCCCGCCCGCACGCTACGCGCGAACCGCGCGATCTTCAAGACGATGGAGAAACGCCATGAACCTCCGCGAGGTGCAAGCCGCGCTGCTTTCGCTCGGCATCAGCGTCGGCCCGGCTGGCGCAGACGGCAGGCCCGGCCCGGGCACCAAGGCCGGCGTCGAAGCTTTCCAGCAGCGCTATGGCCTCTTCGTCGACGGCCGGGCCAGCCACCAGACGATCGCCGCGCTGAAGCAGGCGATCGCTGCGCCGAAGCCCGGCCGGCCGGAGCCCGACAAGAGCGCGATGGCGCAGCCGGCGCCGGCCTCGCACCGGCTCGGCAGCATCGTTGCCGCACCGCCGCTGAATGTCGCGAGCTTGCAACTGCTGTCGACGGCGCGGCCGATCGACGAGATCATCTGGCACTGCGCCGCGACGCGCGAGGGGCAGGACTTCACCGTCGCGGACATCCGCGCCTGGCACAAGCAGCGCGGCTTCTCCGACGTCGGCTACCACTACATCATCTACCGCGATGGCCGGATCATGCTCGGCCGGCCGATCGGTCAGCAGGGCGCGCACTGCGCCGATGGCGGAATGAACCGCGGCACGATCGGATGCTGCTACATCGGCGGCGTCGCGGCCGATGGAAAGACGCCGAAGGACACCCGCACGCAGGCGCAGCGCGCCTCGATGCTCTGGCTGACGCAGCAGCTGATCGCCCAGCATCGCGGCATCAAGCGCGTGACCGGGCATAATCTCTATGCGGCGAAGGCTTGTCCCTCGTTCGACGTCCGCAAGGACGAGCTCGGAAGGCTGGTCTGATGGGCGCGCGCGGTGTTCTCAGAACCATGGCCGGCGGCCTCGTCGGCTTCATGTGCCCCGGGTGCAAGGGAATGCACCAAGTTCGCGTCGACGGCCAGGGGCGACCGGCGTGGGGCTTCAATAGCGACTATGATCGGCCAACCTTCACGCCGTCGGTCCTCGTCCGCACCGGACACTATGTGCCCGGGCATGAGAATGGGCCGTGTTGGTGCACCTGGGCCAAGGAAAACCCGGACGAAGCCGATGACGGCTTCAAATGCTCCGTCTGCCACTCCTTCGTCCGCGACGGGCAGATTCAGTTCCTCGGCGACTGCACCCATGCGCTTGCCGGCCAGACCGTCCCGCTGAAGCCCTTCGACGAAGACTGATCCCAGCCGTTCATAAGCGGGTCGGCGCAGAGGCGTGCCTGCGAGCGGCCAAGTGCCCGACTGATGCGTGCCTTGTACTCGGACCAGGAGCTGATCGGCGTGTGACACGCTGCGCATCGAACCAGCCCCGTTTCCGCGATTGGATCCGGCAGCGAGACCGCCGGGGAACTGCAAACCTCACATCCAAAAACGAGATCGCGGTCCATGGTCTCCTCCATCGCCACGCAAATACGCGGCGGAGAGAAAACGGTTCCCGCAATTGACCCGCCGGCGGCCGGCCGCTGCCACCATCATCTTGGAGACATCATGAAGCTGTTCGCCTGTCTGGGCGCGCTGGCGCTCGCCTGCGTCGTCATCGTCATGCTCGCCGTCTCTGCCGAGGCTCAGACCGTCGCGGCGGATGAGACGCTGTTCGGTCTCTTCCGGCCGCTGCTTACCGAGGTCGCGATCGTGCTCGTTCTCGGCCTCGCCGGCTGGCTCGGAAGGTTCGTCGTCGCGCGGTTCAAGCTGGACATCGAGGCACGGCACCGAGACGCATTTCAGGCCGCGGTAACTAACGCGGCCGGCATCTATCTGAGGACCGGCGATATGCGCCGGGCGGTCGCCTATCTCGCCAGCGCTGCGGCTGACGCAGTGAAGGCCTTCCGTCTCAGCGAGGGCGCCTTGCCCGAGAAGATCGAGGCAAAGGCCGGCGTACTGACGGCCGCCGCGACCAAGTCCTTGTCCTTTTAGGGCGGCGGCGATGACCATCACCTCTGAACTCGTTCTCTTCTTCATCACGGTGATGGGCTCGCTTGTCGCCGTCTGGGCGCGGATCGAATCGATCGTTCGGGCCGCTCGGGCTGATGCGCTGTCCGCGGCGACGGCCGCCGCCGCGAAAGCCGACACGGTCGGTACCGCCCTGGCCGAGCACAAGCTTAACGTCGCCGAGAACTACGTCAGCAAGGTCGGGCTGCGAGAGCAAGTCGGCCAGGTGATGGACCTGCTACGCGACGTGCAGAGCGACGTGGCCCATATCAACGAGCGGATCGACCGCGTGATTGAGGGCCGCAGTCGAAGCGGTCAGCCTGCCAAACCGCCCTGATGAGCGCCGTATTCGCCCGGCGATAGCCTGGCCCTCGCGGTGCATCTTCCCGGCCTCGC